CTCTTTATACAGCAAATTCAACCGGTCGTAAGCATCCGGATTCGCCGCATAGGTGCCATAAGCATGCCCTATAATAGACAGAAGGACATCGATCTCATCCCTAAACCGGGTCTCTCGACCCCATATCGCCCTAATCATCACCTCTCTCGACTCCCGAAACGGAAGAAATTTACTCTGCCCAGCTCCCTTCTCAGGGTTTATTATGAATTGATGCTTCAAAAACGTAACCCCTTCCCTCATAATCCACCCATCCTTTGTGACACTTACAAAGGGGATCCCATCCTTAATATCTCGTAACTTAACATTAAAATGCTTCAACAAGAAATCAGCAAACGCAGCTCCCGAAAAATAGTGGGAAGCAATCCCTAACCCTTTTCTATAGACATGGTCATCACCATAAACCACAATCCTCAAAATGGCAAGAAACACTAACTCCAGTTCCTCCTGATGCTCAGGTGGTGCCATTGCTATCTGCCATACACAGAACAAGCAGAAATACAATAACATCACCCACGAATCAATATCAGACGTGTTATACGAACCAGAAGGAACTCCTCCCTTAATAGTAACCCACACATCTCCAAAGATCTTCGTAATACGATTTAACATCACCTTCAACAGGAACTTATTCACCTTCTCGAATATATCCTTATCCTCCCCCGGCGCATGATGTATCAACATCGTCGAATAATAGAGGTTAACAAACACCTCCAGTACTGCCTGGTCAAATTTCTCCACATCTCCCTCAACAAATTCGGGGCTCCAACAATTAGTAAAGTCTACTCCCAAACACTGTGCAATTGAATCTGCACCTCCTCTACCCCACTTATGCCCTATTCGAATCGCCCAACCACGCTCCTTCATGTGACGAAAGTAACAACATACCCTCTCCAACATTATATATATGCCACTTGGAATATTGAAGACGCGCAGCTTATCCAAAGTTGCCGCCCAAAGCGCATCATCCATCTGTTTCGAGAATGTTTGACCATTTTCATTCTTCGGAGGAAGTGTCCAAAACACCGGAGGCTCCACCCCTGTACGTAAAAATTCCAGAATCTGGTTCATATACTGATCAAAATGGTCAGCTTTCTTCCCACGACCTGACACCTTAACAGGATGTGGCATATCCTTCGATTTTGGAATCTCATACGCCTTCTGGTTAGTGAAACCTGCAGAAGCACCTAAATACATCCCCTCCAATGGCTTTAGAGAGAATGGCACATGAGTCTTCTCAGAGAGATCTATCTTCATCAAACGATACATATGATCTATCGCTTCCCCGATAAACTCCAACGGTGGAGCTTGCTGATCCTTCACCACCGTCCGAGCCACACTCAGTGCTGCCTTCGCAAACTTCTTAGGATACAGATTCGCCATCATCGCATAAATATGCGGGCGACCATTCGTTGTTCCCAAAGCCCAATGATACGCACTCTGCTTCCTCAAACACAAGGCAAACAAACTAGTAACAATGTGCCTCGGATTATTCCAGACCTCTCTCGTCAACAAATTCCAAGAAATCGTCATGTATGGATACTTCAACCTAAAATACCGCAAATCCGCATTCCTCAACGCTCTTTCTACTATCGGACTAACACTAAACAAGTGCGTTGAATCAGGCCAGGTCTTTGAAAACTCAGCCACAGGTGGAGGTATTGGGACCACCGTACTACTTCTTGGCAAATTCGCCAAGAAATAATCCACTTCCGTATTATGCAAAGGTTGACCTGGACCAAAGTCTTTACCATCAAGC